TGAAATCAGCTATCGAAACGCTCCGCACCGAACTGCGGAAGTTCACAACCCAAAAGCAAGCTTTTGCCGACTACAAGTTGGCCGATGGTACTGTCATCCGAGTAGATGGCGACCTCGTTGCTGGCACTCCTGTGTATGTCCTGACCGAGGATGAAACCCTGCCCGCCCCTGACGGCGAGCATCAAGTTGAAGGCGTTGGCGTGGTCAAAACCGAAGGCGGCAAAATCACCGAAGTGGTTGTCGCAGAAGCCCCAGCACCTGCTGAGGAAGTCGCCGTTGCTGCTGAAATCACCCCCGAAGTAGCAGGCGAAGTGGTCAGCGAAATCGCCGAAGGTTACCCATTGGTTGACCCTGCGGTTGTTGAAGAAATCGTCAAGAAGCACTTGGTCAGCATCATGGAGGAACTCAAAGCCGCCTACACCGAACTCGGAAGCATGAAGGAGAAGATGGCCGCCTTTGCATCGCAGATGGAAACCATGACCGACATCGTGGAGAAGGTCGCTGAACTTCCAACCGAAACCCCAAAGCCTACCGCCTCCGCAATCGTGGAGCAACGCAAGGCCGCATCCATGCAGAACTTCAATTCACTCGCCCAAGCAATTCAGACCCTCAAAAAATCCAATTAATCTTTAACCCCAAAAACAAAAAGCCATGTCATTCTCTCTTGGAACGCTAACCGCTTACACCGAGCAGCAAAGGTTGCCGCTCATCACCAAAGCCGTATTTGCGGCTCGCACCGCCTCTTTGTTCACAAAGCAGGTAGGTATCAAATCAGCCGCTGCCCTGAACTTGATGGACACCGATGCTGCACTTGCCGCTGGAACATCTTGCGGATGGACTGCATCAGGAACCACCACATTCACACAGCGCAATATCACTGTTGCACCCATGAAAATCCAAGAGGCTCTTTGCCCTCGCTCGCTTGAGCAGTACTGGATGCAGTCGCAGTTGACCCAAGGCTCAACCTACGATGGCGTGCCTTTCGAGCAAGCATTCGCCGAGCAGAAAGCCCTCCGCATCGCCGAGGCTTTGGAAAACGCAATTTGGTCGGGTTCTACTTTGGTGACTGGTATGTTGACCATCTTGAACGCTGCATCGGGTTCCACCGTATCAGGTAACACTGGTGCTGTTTCTTCAATCACAACCAGCAACGTCATCAGCGTATTTGACAACATCTACAACCAAATCCCGCAGGCCATCTTGACCCGCAACGACCTCATAATCTTCTGCGGTTGGAACAACTTCCGTACCTTGATTGGAGCGTTCAAAGCCAACACTGGCGTGATGTACAACCAAGTTGACCTCCAAGGTCTTGCTGATGGCGACATCATCTACCCCGGTACTAACGTCCGTGTGGTTGCAGTTCCAGGCTTGACTGGCACTAACCGCATCGTCTGCTCCTACCTTGGGAACTTCTTCTACGGAACCGACTTGCTCTCCGATGAGGAAAACTTCTCCTTGTGGTACTCCAAGGACAACGATGAAGTCCGCTTCCAAGCCGCCTTCAAAGTAGGTGTGCAGGTAGCCTATCCCGACCTCGTTGTTGACTTCCGTTTGGCCTAAGTGTAAGGGGGGAGGGAAACTTCCCCCCGTTATTTTACTGACTTTAACCCCCTAAAATATACACTATGTCTTGTTCGCTCACTACAGGGTACGCCCTCGGATGCCGAGATTCTATTGGCGGCATCAAAGCAATTTATGTCCAAGCCTTCAACACCACAGGCTCCGTGAACACCAACGGCAGCGGAACGGTGACTGGCTTTACAGGCTACGCATCAGGCTCATTCTTCGAGTACGACCTGACCAAAGCCACTTCGTCCATGACCGAAACGCTCAACGCCAGCGTGGAAAACGGAACCCTGTTCTACACTCCCGAAGTCACCTTCACCATCAACAAGCTGCAGGTGGCCGTAAGGAACGAACTGCGCCTCTTGGCTCGCAACCGTGTGATTGTCATCGTCCAAGACAACAACAGCCGCTATTGGCTCCTCGGTGCTGACAACGGCCTTGAGGCTACCGCTGGCACTGCTGGTACAGGCACTGCATTCGGCGACCGTTCGGGCTACGAGATGACGCTTTCGGGAATGGAAACAAACCCGATGCTGCTCATCGCAAGCACAACATTCTCCGCTTCCGCAACGCAAATCAGCGGTTCGTAAGTATCTTTGACCTGCGGGCCTCATACCCCGCTTGGTTTAGTGGACTGGGCCATCTCGAAAGGGGTGGCCCTTTTGTTTTATCTTTACGCCATGAGAATCTGCATCGTTTACAACGCCCATCCAACAGGGTGTTCCTTCTATCGATTGGAAATGCCCAATGCCTACCTTGGCGACAACTACACGGAGTTTGACTATGTGTGCGTGGACAACATTGGCAACGTCAAGGATGAAGACCTTAAAACGGTCGATATATGGCTTTTTAATCGATTGTGGTGTCAAGGTACGCTTGACCAAATTCGAGGCGTCTACAAGGCTCTCACGGCGTTTGGAGCGAAGGTCATCTTGGACCTTGACGACTACTGGGTGCTGGAATCCGGGCACATCATGTACAGGCACTATTTGTCCACGAAATTGGATGAGCAGATTCGGGAACACATCCGCTTGGCTGACCATGTGACCACGACCACGGAACACTTGGCGCAAAAGATTCGGGTGCTGAACAAGAACGTCACCATCCTGCCGAATGAGCCGTACGAAGCGTATCAGCAGTATAAGGCCAATCCTGACGAGGAGCCTGAGAAAGATAAGTTTAAGATTGGATGGTTCGGAGGGGCGCAGCATCAGGAGGACATCGCCTTGGTTGAGCATTCCTTCGGGTTGCTGGCTCATGACCATTCGCTTGATGGCAAGTACAAAATCTATCTTGGTGGATGGAACGAGAACCCTGTTTATGCTGACTATGAGAAGATGCTATCCTGCAACGGCAAGAATGCGAACTACGGCAGAATCCAAGCGGCTGACATCTACTCCTATGTGGGAGGCTACAACTTCATCAACGCCACCATCGCCCCCCTGCGAGATACCAAGTTCAACCGCCTAAAAAGCGAACTTAAGGTGGTGGAGGCAGGGTGGATGTACAAGGCTATCATTGCATCCGAAACCATCCCCTATACGGACATAATCGTTCATGGCGAGAACGGCCTGCTCATCCCCTACGGCAAGAAGGACGCATGGTACAAAGCGGTGCGCAAGTTCATCAACGACCCAGGATACGCTCGCCATTTGGCCTTGCAGTTGGCCGAGGACGTGAGGGAACGCTTCGACATCGCCAAGACCGCAGAGCGCAGGGCGGAACTCTACCGAGCCATCGGGCGCAAATTGTGAAATTTCGGGGGTTGCTACATTTAGGGATAGGATGATATACCTATCCCCAAACACCACCAACACCATCACCGTTACTTGGACGCAAAGAGCCAGCACGGGCGACCGTTACATCTTGCGGCTGACCAACATCGCCAAGAACGTAAGCACGGACTTTACCCTGCTGAAATCGGCCAACCTTTCTTCATACACCGAACGCTATGACAAATTTTCGCTTGCCGTGGGGTCGATTGAAACAGGCTCGTATCGTTATGAAGTTTACGATACCAATAGCACGGTTGCCTCGGCTTTGGCGGTCGTTGAAACAGGCTTGGCATTTATACAAACCGCAACGGTAGGCTTTAACACCTACTCCAATTCAATTACTTACAATGTTTACGATGCCTAAAATGAAGGTGTCTTTGATTAAACAGTAACGCTATGAGCATAAAGCAATCCTTCACCCAGTGGCTTGGGATAGAACACAAAGTGCCTGTAATGCTCGAAAACAAAGCGGGCAAGTACATCACTTACGGTGCGTTCAACGAGTACCCATACTATCTCCTTGACAATTACCGCAGGAGTTCAAAGCACAATGCGATAGTTAACGGAAAAGTGAACTACATCGTTGGCGGTGGATGGCAGGCAGGTGAGAAGATGACCGTGGAACAGCAGGCACGTTACGCCAAGTTCTTTGACGGGTTGAGCGAACACGATGACCTGAATGACATCACCGAAAAGCTTGTCCTTGACTTGGAGATATTTAACGGCTTTGCGGTTTGCGTTCACTGGAACAAGATGGGAACCATTGCCAAGATGGAACACGTTCCCTTCGAGAAAATCAGGGTTGACAAAGAGGAGCGGATGTTCCAAGTTGCCGAGTGGTACAACGATGACATGGTGCAGTTATTCCCAAAGATTGGGGACGTTGAGAAAATCCCTGCCTTTGACCCTGACAATCGCATCGGCAAGCAGTTGTTTTATTATCGGGTGTATGCCGCAGGCGTGAAGTCCTATCCCCTGCCCGAATACATGGGAGGCTTGGCTTGGATAGAAGCAGACGTGCAGGTGGCGAACTTCCACAACAACAACCTGCGAAACAACTTTTGGGGCGGGTATTTGATAAACTTCAACAACGGCATTCCTACGCCTGAAGAACAGGGCGATATTGAGCGCCAAATTAAGCGCAAGTTTTCGGGTACGGATAACGCTGGCCGCTTTGTGGTTACGTTCAACGATGATGTCAGCAAAGCACCGACATTGGAACCGCTCACTCCGAGCGACATGGACAAGCAGTTTGAGATTCTCAACAAGGCCATTCAGCAGGAGATATTTATCTCGCACCGTGTGGTAAACCCGATGCTGTTTGGCGTGAAAACCGAAGGCCAACTTGGAGGCAGGCAGGAACTGGTGGAGGCTTACGAGTTGTTTAAGGCAACGTATGTGAACGACCGTGTGCGGAAGGTGGAGCGGATGATTAACTACCTCGGTAGCTTCAACGGCGTGGAGGGGATGGAACTGATTCCTGTTGAACCGATTACGGAGCAACTTAGCGAGAATGCAATGATTCAAGCGATGACACCAACGGAATTGCGAGAAAAGGCAGGGCTTCCCGCCATTGAAATCAAAACCGAGAGCAGCGTGCAGGATGTCATCACAGCCATCAACAGCCTCTCTCCGCTCGTTGCGAACAAGGTGCTGGAGTCAATGTCACCCAATGAAATCCGTGCGCTTGTATCGCTTCCTCCGAAGGCAGAGGGCCAAGGGCTTTCGCCTGATACGGCGACCGAAGTCAGCCCCGAACCAACTGCACCGCAGGGCTTGGCTTCCAACGACAACATCAAGAAATTGTCGGGCAGGGAATACCAAAACTTGATGCGAATCGTGCGGCACTATGCACAGGAAAAGATTACCTTGGAGATGGCTCGTACGATGTTGTCCGCTGGATTCGGATTGAGTGCCGAGGAAGTCAACACCCTGCTCGGCGTGCAAGAGCAAAAGTTCAGCAATCCCAACGAGCCTTGGTGGGGTGAGGAGGATGACGAGAGCGACCTCGGTTGGGGCGATGAGGAGTTCAAGGTTTTGGAGGTGGTTGCCAGCAAGTTCGGAAGCAATGCGGACGAATATGTTGTCATGAATAGCAGGCCAATTCGATTTGATTCCGACTTGGACACCCAAG